GATGGTGTATATCCAAAACAATAGGCACAAGATCGCCGAGACTAAGACAAGCATCCAATCCATGTGAGTTCTCCTCGTTTTCAATTGTTAAACAGTTACGTGCCTCAGGTGATAGACGTTGCCACGCACTTCTAATACCCATTGGCCCCCTCTTACCCGAGATGTGGACATTGATTTTAAAATCCTGAAATTCTCGGCCAAATCCCATCCATCGAACCATATCTGCATGATACTCAAACTCCTTTAGTGAATTATCAACCACGTCGTCATTATCAGAAGCCAAAACGCAAAATTGCCCAGGATGAAAGCTAAGGCGTACTGAGTTGCTTTTCGCCATATCACCCACTCGCTGAAAGGCAGACTCACAATATCGTCTAACATCAGGCTGGCTGTAAAAATAACCCCACCTGCTGTGAGTGTAAGCAGGGAGGATATCGCTACCAATACGGACCATCCGGAGTTCATCATCTAATGTACCAACCTTTTCTACGAGCTTGTAAGTTGCTTCGATATTTCGTTTAGTTAGTTCCCACAACTTTTCTTCAGCAGTTTGTTCGCTTTGTCTATTTAACCAAGAAATTGTTGTAGTACTCACATTGTACTCGGGGACCGAAACAACTTCACCTTTTTTGTTGATCTCGGACCATTTACAACAAAACCCAATCTTTTTAATTGTCGTCATCATCGTCACCGTTTTCTTGAAGAATTTGTTTGTAATCGGAATACAAGACAGAATGACCGTCCACGTATATCATTGTCTGACCGGTTGTTTCATCTTCGTAAGTATACACAAAATCTTGTTCCATGTCTCCGGGGCAGAATTCGTTCATACAATGAATAGTACCCAGAATAACATGGGCAAGCATATATCCAATGAAAGTGATTCCCCACCATCTGAAAACTGTCATTCGAATATATCTTTGCGGTGTTTGGGTTTGCGTTTGTATTGATCTTTACGCTCGACGACTTTGGGCTTAAACGGAGAGTCGTTGGTAAACAACACTCTGTGTGCCCGAGTCTTTCTTGGAATGCGTAATTCGATCTTCATAATAGTAATTATACTATTAATCGAATTTCTAGTCAATTAGTGAATGGTAGGATCTTCAAGTTGACCGGGATCCGTGATATTAAACATCTTAAGGATCTTGGTCACGTTCTTGGGCGTTTTAAACGGAGTTACGTCTGGAAGTAATATTGATTTTAACTCCCCATTCGGACCCAGGATGATACCATAATCGTCATCTCCGAGAACATCATCGTAAAAGTTGCCAAACTCTTGTTCTAGCTCTTGGGCAGTTTTACTCATTTATCGACCTCCATTGTTATATGTATTTACGTTCGAGTTATATCGATTATAACATATTAATTAGTCGGTGTAAAAGATGTGCCCGCCCACTTTAGCAATTTTTTGTTTCTGTTTTGCCCATGCCGGCCTGATATGTGTATTGTGGAAGTAATAAGCATCCGAGTATTTGTCGAGTAAATCTCCGTACCCACCGTCCATTAATTCCTGTGCCACACGTTTACTCTCTGCCCATCGTTCGTCCATTGGTTTAGGTTTAATAATAGAACCACAAACCCAGCTGAACTGGCAAACATACGTTTTAGTGTTGATTACCTGTGTAGTAACCATGTCTTTAGTTTTTCCGAACCAGCCAACTTTGACTGTTTCAACTGTTGTCACTTCCTTTGAATGAACAAAGGCTGTTTTCTGATTTACGACTTGGCAAATCGAATTACCAAATCTAGGATCTTGCGATCTGTTAATTGTTACAATTCCCACTGCGGCTTTACCTTCTTCTGGTTCGCTACCTGCTTCGTAGAAAATGTTTTTAGCAAGGCAATCTAGTTCCTTACTTGTTTCAGCATGACCGGGTGCCATTACGGTCAGGGCTAATATTGCAACGATGATTGACATCATAGTTCTCATATTGTCCTCCTATTTTTATTTGTAAGTATTATTTAAAAGGATGACATTCTAGTAATAATAACATATAAGTTATTTTTCATCCAGTTAAATAACGATTTTGACGATTTTTCGCCATTAAGTGCTTACTTATTCTGAGATATGTACGTACTTAATGGGATATTTTGGTTGGCCGCTTGCACGACCTTTGCCGCCGGTTGAGGGTCGTTTCCTACAGTAATATTATAAGAACTCGCCAATTGGGTGTTTATGGTCTCGGCCACTGCCGCCCGAATGGTATCCCCGTACGAGTCATTTGTTATCAAATTAGCAAAGAATTGATACCCAAATGTTCGTGTCTTATCGGATGCTGCCGATCCGATTGATTGGCTAAAGCTCTTCAAAGTATTAGCCGATCCACTATTAAAAACTACACCTGCATTTGATAAATTGGTTACTTCCACACTCAAACGAGTTAGCATCGTGTAATATGCCGCAGATGCTTGTTGTGCTTGGTTGTTTAGTGATACTGGTATGTTGGAAACTGCCGAGTTTACATTATTAACCGCTGTAGCTATCGCACCAATCGATCCCGAAGAATTTATATATTGTTCAACTGCCAACTGTAACGCCGAAACTAAAGACGGTAAGTTAATAGCATTTGAAATTAGAGTATAATTATTATTTAAAATTGCTAGTTGATTTGTATACGGAATCCCAGAAGCCGCACCGAGAAAATCATAGATACATAAAGTATTAAAAGGTCCAGAGCCTGTTCCGGTAGATAAAATACTCGAGCTAATCGCACTTGAAAGAATCGGTGTAGATGCTGTGGTGCTAGTATAGTTCATAGCAGGAATTTCTAAATTACCCAATAAATTAGACATATCGGTCCAAGATTGGAACGAACCTTTGCCTAGTTTATTTTGCATATACGTACCCAAAGTTGAAAAGTTTGTAGTACCTATATTTGACAATTGACTATATGTAGAAGGATCCACGACATTTGTAAGACTCAAAAAGTCTGCCAACGAATTCACATTAGCCGACTTAGGTAGCGTTATTCCAGTAGCCGAGATAATTGCCGCCAAATTAGAACCAGTTATGGTACTGTAAATATTACTCACCACTTCCGGACTATTCCCAGCAACTACAGTCGTTGTGGTTACATTAGCTGTTCCCGGAATGTTAACTTGTCCGATAGGTGTAGAAACTGCGGTAGATATCGATTTCGTAGCAACTGTACTTTTGGATGACGGGACGTCGGATAAATTAGTTAAATTCAATCCTGCATTAGATAGCTGGGTAGCCAAGCCACCTATAGATCCAAGGCCTTGATTTAATAAATTTTGTCCGAACACGTAAGGGTTGCCCATTGTAGCCATGTTTGTAACATCATACATTGTGCCCCAATTGGATATCGTGTTACTCAACGTGCCCGCAGATGTACCTAACCCCATTGTTGCTAAGTCCAAAGGTCCTGTGAACCCTAATCCGGATTGGGCATACGTTTTGCCTGCTAACAGTGACGTACTTCCAACTGAATCGAAATGTGATGCTATATACGCAGATGCCGACAGATATACATTAGCAAACTCGGTAACACCATTTGTTGCGAACGGCAACTGTGCTTGGTTCTTCAAAGTGTTACTGAAGCTGGCGCTTCCGGTTATCGACGAATATGTGATGTGTTCTGTTAATGGGTACCCCGAAAATGTAATAGTCGGGTACTCTCCGTAATAAGACACCCCGCCAGTAGCGACAGGAGTTACATTACTAGGATAGAAATCGAGTAACCATTGCCCGCCGGTTGCCGCAGTACCTAAGGTACTGATTGTAGATGTTACATTTGTTGTTATATTTGCGTTGGCATTGACTAGCATCGAATAGATATTAGCCAAAGTAACAATCGGTGCGTGAGATTGGAATGTAGTAATTTGTGCCAGAAGATTCGCAGATGTTGCTAATCCATTGCCGTTTGCAATTGTGTTAGACGCTGTTAACTGAATAGCCGATGCCATTAAGCAACCCCGCCAATCAAAATCGTCGGCACGCCTTCAGAAAACGAATAATGAGTGCAACTAGCCATGGTACCTTGTTTACCAGGCGCGGTTACCGCAATTGGCTGACCGCCAACCAGTACTGTTGGACTAGTATGTAAACCAGTTAATACTGCTTCGCCGCACGTTGGATTATAACCGGGCATTTGTGGATTGGTAAAGTTGCCATGCGGAGACACCGGTGTTAACGCTGTTGCTACAGGCCTACCAGAGGCCATAACCGTTGTGTTTTTTCCGGCCGATAATGCGCCGAGTCCGCCCGGAGCTAAGGCAACGGTGCCAAATAATCCTGTTTCTGGATCAGTATTGTCGCCTACTACGGCAACTGGTAACATACTTCCGGCCATATTATACTATTAATTTTCCTGTAACTGGTTCGATACCTGTTGTAGTACGAATATAGTGATTTTCAATATCTTGAATCACCGGACCATGCATCAATACATGGTCTTTGCGTAATACTATATTATTATTTATATCACCGCACATTAAGCTCTGCATGAGTCCCAAGCCTTGATTGCTGGGGATAACTGTGCATGGTTTACTGACCTCGTATCCTTCGTCAGTTACTGAAATAATTTTGGCAACAACTTCGTCGCCGTTAACAATCTTGAAGCAAACGATGTCGCCTTCACTATAACCTTTTTTGATTAACATATTATCCTACTAAGTGTTT